AAAGTGGATGCTTATCAATCGGGCATGCGAACAGAAGAACAGTATGCCAATGTATTGGAAGCATTCCGTCGATACAGTGGTGCTAGCGATGAATAAGAGCTATACTGAGCTAATCACGTTTGATAATTTTCAAGATCGTTTCGAGTACCTTCGTCTCCGAGGTTATGTCGGAGCTGAAACATTCGGACGAGACCGTTATATTAATCAAGCGTTGTATCGATCTCCAGAATGGAAACGATTTCGTCGTCGAGTCATCATTCGAGACAATGGGTGCGATCTTGGCATTGAAGGTCATGAGATATTTGATAAGATTCTCATCCACCACATTAATCCCATTACAATGGAAGATGTGATTAATCGATCGTTCTGTATATTTGACTTTGACAATGTCATTTGTACAGTTCTCGAAACACACAACGCCATTCACTATGGAGACGAGTTATATTTGTCAACAGTTCCACAAGAACGAAGACCTGGGGATACATGCCCCTGGAAATAGAAGGGAGAAGTTATGAGTAAGAACTATAATAAGAAGGATATTTCTGTACCTAAGAAAACAGAAATGGAACAGGCAGTAGAAGAAGTAACAGAGAAAGTAATGGAAGAAACTGGCGAACTGAAAAAAGCAGCAGAACCCATTGCAGACGAGATGGTATCTGCTAGTACAACTGCGGCTCCTGCTCTTGGAGTTGTAACCGGCTGTGACAATCTTCGGGTTCGTAAAGAGTCATCTACGAATTCGACAGTCATTACCACTCTTCCGAAGAAAACAGTAGTCAAGATTCTTTCCGATGCTACACCTGGTTGGTACTACATTCAGGAGACAGAAACAAAAGGTTTTGTTATGTCAAAGTTCATCGAGATTCAGTAATCATGTGAGGTATAACTATGGGAGAAGAAAGTATTCTTAATTCGATCAAGAGTCTTATTGGAATCCAGGAAGACGATACCTCATTTGACTATGACATCTTAATTACTATCAATTCCATTCTGTCGGTTCTGACACAAGTTGGTGTTGGACCGGAAGAAGGATACGAGATCACTGGCTCCAAAGAAACTTGGTCAGACTTCATGGCAGACGATCCGAAAATGTCATCCGTCAAGTCTTATGTCTACATGAGAGTTAAGATGCTTTTCGATCCGCCATTGAGTTCGTCAGTGGCAGAGTCCTACAATGCATCAATCAAGGAATTCGAATGGCGCTTAAATCTCGAAGCAGAAACACAGGGGGAGAAATCAAAATGAATTCATACAGAGTAATTGGTTATGACAACCATGAGATGTACCATTCTGGAATTCTCGGAATGCATTGGGGAGAACGATTATACCAGAATAAAGATGGATCGTTAACTCCTCTTGGAAGAATTCACTATCATGTTGGCATGCTCAAAAAAGATTATAATGTAAGTAAGACTAATCGAAAGAAAGTGGCTGAGCAGAAAGCTGAATCATCGAAAAAGAAAACGTCAGAATCAACTAAGAAAAAGTCAATAGATGAAATGACAAATGCTGAGTTGGATGCTTATATTACTAGACTTGAAAAAGAAAAACGCGTTAAAGAATTGCAGAGTTCCATCAGCCAAACAAGCGTTAATTCTTCGAGCAATAAAGAAAAGTCAAAAAAAGGCGAGTCCTTTATTGGCGATATTGCTAAAACGGCTGGAAAGACCATCTTAACAGCAGCTGTCATTTATACAGCTGGAGGAGTTGTAAATGCCGCAGCAAAAGCTAATGTCGTACAGGGTGGAAAGAAGTATGAGTCGGATGCGGAAAAGGCGGCAAAAGAAATCGATTTGGAAATGAAGAAAATTAATCTGGAGAAAATGAAGAAAGCAATGAAACAATAAGGTGAAACTATGTTAAGCAACCATACAGTCCCAAAGTATTATGGAGAATTTCGAGATGCCGTAATTGCTGGAGAGATTCCAGTATGTGAAAACGTCTCTCTCGAAATGAATCGTATTGATGAATTAATCGACAATCCAAATTACTACTACGATGATCAAGCAGTAGAAGGCTATATTGCTTACTGCGAAGAAGAGTTAACTCTTACTGATGGTTCTAATTTGGTGCTTTTAGATTCCTTCAAACTTTGGGCAGAACAGGTATTTGGTTGGTACTATTTCGTAGAGCGCCAAGTCTATGTACCGAATGGAAAACGACTAAAGGGTGGACACTACGAGTTGCGAACGATTAAGAAACGGTTGATCAATAAACAATATCTTATCGTAGCAAGAGGTGCAGCTAAGTCCATGTATGATTCCAACATACAAGCATACTTCTTGAATGTTGATACTTCAACAACTCACCAGGTTACAACTGCTCCAACAATGAAACAGGCCGAAGAGGTAATGTCACCGATTCGAACCGCCATCACGAGAGCAAGAGGAATTCTATTTCAATTTCTGACCGAAGGATCTCTACAGAATACAACCGGTTCCAAAGCTAATCGCCCGAAACTGGCATCTACAAAGAAAGGAATCGAGAATTTCTTAACTGGATCTTTATTGGAAATTCGTCCCATGTCCATCGACAAACTTCAGGGATTACGTCCGAAGATCTGCACCATTGATGAATGGCTTTCTGGAGATGTCCGAGAGGATGTCATTGGTGCTTTGGAACAGGGAGCATCTAAATTAGATAATTACCTCATTATCGCTACGAGTTCCGAAGGAACGATTCGAAATGGCAGTGGCGATACCGTCAAAATGGAATTGATGAAGATTCTCAAAGGAGAATACTACAATCCGCATGTTTCTATTTGGTGGTATCGTCTCGATGATATTTCTGAAGTGAATGATCCTGAAATGTGGGTAAAAGCAAATCCGAATCTCGGCTTAACCGTTACCTACGAAACATATCAGCTCGATGTGGAACGAGCAGAACAGGCTCCAGCAGCTCGTAATGATATTTTAGCAAAACGATTCGGAATCCCAATGGAAGGATTCACTTATTACTTCACTTATGAAGAAACATTACCAACTGCAAAACGTCAGAATTTCTGGTCTATGCCATGTAGTCTCGGAATAGATCTTTCGCAGGGTGATGACTTCTGTTCCTTTACATTCCTCTTCCCGCTTAGTAATGGATATTTTGGAGTGAAGACCCGAAATTACATTTCGAGATTGACGTTGGATAAACTTCCAGGAGCTCTTCGAACGAAATACGAGGAGTTCATAGATGAAGGAAGCCTTATTGTCATGGAAGGAACCATTCTGGATCTGAATGAAGTATACGAGGATCTCGACAATTATATTTTAGAGATAGAATATGATGTTCGATGCCTTGGATTCGATCCATATAATGCAAAAGAGTTTATAACTCGTTGGGAACAGGAATGGGGGCCATTTGGGATCGAGAAAGTTATTCAGGGTTCTCGTACAGAATCTGTTCCATTAGGTGAACTTAAGAAACTTGCAGAAGAACGAATGCTTTTGTTCGATGAGAAACTTATGACTTTTACTATGGGTAATTGTATTACTTTGGAAGATACAAATGGTAACCGTAAACTTTTAAAGAAACGATCCGATCAGAAGATCGATGCGGTTGCAGCACTTATGGATGCTTTAGTTGCTTATAAACTGAACAAAGATGCTTTTGAATAGGAGAAGTATAATGTATAACATAGTAACGACTAATGGTGAACTTTATCACTATGGAGTAAAAGGTATGAAATGGGGCGTTCGTCGTTACCAGAACAAAGATGGGACATTGACTACTTCTGGACGACAACATTATGGTTTTAATTCAACTAAAGAACATACGAAAAAGAAACCATCTGAAGATAAGACTCGTTTTGCATCGGATGCTCTTCGTTTTGGTATTTCTGCTACAGTTGGAGCTACGGCAGTTGCAGGATTAATAGCATCCGTTGGTATTACCCCAATTACAGGCGGTCTTGCCTTGGCTAGAGTTGGAAAAGCTACTTTAGATGGTATTAGTCTCTATAAAGATTACACACTTAAAGACGAGTAGGAGTATAATTATGTATAATGTAATAACAACTGATGGGGAACTTTATCATTTTGGGGTTCTCGGTATGAAATGGGGTGTTCGAAAGTACCAGAATGCAGACGGCACATTGACCTCAGCTGGTAAAGAACGATATGGAGGAAAGATCCAGAACTATAAGAGTAATGTCGAAAAGAATCTTACCAGAACATCAGAGAATGCCGATTATCAGCAAAACAAAGCCGCGAAATTGTACGGGAAATCGGAACGGAATAAGACCAGACTTCTGTTTAAGATGGAAGGTTTAGGAAATTGGCAATCCAGTAGAGCAGAACGTGCGCAGGCAAAAACAAATAAGTTGATTTCAAAAGGTGCCAACTATTATAAGAAGAGTTCTAAGACGATTAAGCAACTCGATTCTTCTGAATCCTTGACCCAGAAGTCGATCACACTCGGTGAACAGTTCGTAGAACAGCAGATCAAGAATGCGAAGTCTTCTTATTATCTGAAATAGGAGGAAAATTCAAAATGACTTTAAATGAACTCTATCATCATGGAATACTCGGAATGAAATGGGGTGTTCGTCGTTACCAGAATACAGATGGTACTTTAACTGCTAAAGGAAAACAGCGATATGCAAAAGTTGAAGGGTCTAGTCTTTTATCGAAGAGAGATACAAGAACTGCAAAGAAGATTCTTAATAAAGAATACAAGAGTAATGTAAAATACAAATCCGTAGCAGATCAGGAAACTGCTAAGTATCGATCAAAAGCTAATACTCTTCGCGAATATGGAACTGGTCAAAGAGATGATGCTAAAGCTCTTAAATACGATGCTAAAGCAGATAAGTGGGCTAAAAAAGGATCATATTTTTCTGAAGCTGCCTCTGTAGCCAAAACAAAGTATGATGCCATTGATTCTGGAAAGTGGAAAGCTG